CAACAAACCAGTATCAACAGCACAGCAAGCGGCTCTAGACTTAAAAGCACCGCTACTCTCCCCAGCTCTGACTGGAGTTCCAACAGCACCTACTGCAACAGTTGGAACATCAACTACCCAAATCGCATCTACCGCTTTTGTTAATGCTGAGATTAACGCTGACCGCCCTTACTCTGTTACCGCTACAGATATAAAGATGGATGGTGTTCAATCATTGGGTGTGTTGGCCACAATCCCTCGTGCAGATCACGTACACCCAAGTGACACCTCCAAGTTATCGCTTAGCGGTGGAACAATGAGCGGGCACATCACCTTCAACTCAAACAGCTTAGTTGTAGGAAACGCAGGTGGAACTCCGCGAGGACAAGTGTACAACGATACTGCTGGTATTGGTTTTGTTAGTACGTTGGGTCAGTGGGCTGCACGGGTTCCACAGGGAACCAATGATTGGGCGATTATAGGAACTTGTACAGCCGGTGCCTTCACTGGCCCATTGAACGGTGCTGCTACCACACTTAGTGGTGACCAGAGTAACTGGGCTAGCCTCCGTTCCAGTGCAGTTGCTAACATGCTCGGGTGGAAAAACTACGGCAACGGCCACGTAATCTTCGATGCGTCTGCTGGGACAGCGCCCAACGGAGCTGCAATCAGTAACACTACCACCGCACAGAGCTGGTCCCCAGCATACCCAACCCTAATGGGCTGGGATGGCTCTACAACCTATGGAGTGCGTGTTGATCGCGCAGCTTGGGCTGATCGCTGTGCAGAGACAGGTTGGATTACATTGAGCCTATATAATGGGTTTACACATGATGCCACATGGCCACTACAAATCCGCCGCATAGGTAACATCGTCTATGCCTGTGGCACAATTCGCCGCACAACGCCACCTGCCGGAACAACAGAGTTCACAACAATCCCGTCCGGGTATCGTCCATCCACAGCCACGAAAGGGACTGCTGGCATGTACGCAGATAACTATAACTGGGTTATTGCGGACATTGATGTTAGCCCTATCGGGGGAATGACTGTTGGGTTGATTGGGGTTCCAACACAAAATAACCCTGGATGGACTATTAACTTTTGCTGGGTAACAGATTATGCGTAAGATATATGAACTGACAGATACACAAGGCTTTGCTGGAGATTTCATTCTTCTCACAGATGAAGATAAGCACCCGAAACACTGGACAGAAGTTCCACTACCCTCACCTATCTATACCCCAATCTTCAACGGTAGTCGCAATGCGAAGACAGGGGAGTGGGTAGGGGAGTGGACAGATGCTGGGGAGGACACGGTAAGCCTTGCACATTGTGAGCGAGCTTGGCGAAACGTTGAGTTATCTCGTGCGGATATTGAACTTAATAAAGTACAGGATGGCATGGGAATCGGTTCAGTTGCAGCGTGGAGACAGTACCGTGTTGATTTACGTAATTGGCCTGAAAACCCAGAGTTCCCTAAAATTGAAAATCGCCCAGTTGCACCTGACGCAACAACTACAAAAGGTGCAGTATGATTTACTTGAAGTGGCTTGTCTTGGCGTTGCTGGATTGGGCACTATTACTTACGATCCCTATTGCTGCACCAATTATCGCAGCTTTCACTCGTGAACAACCCCATGATAGCCCCACATATACGTGGGGTTGGATTTGGGGCACTTATGACAATCCTCCCCAAGGGGATGAAGGGTTTGTCCGTAAACGTGCCTTGTTCACTGGGGTGACAACAGGTTTTAAAGGTTACCTTAATCGAATCCACTGGATGGTTCGGAACCCACTGTACGGATACGCGAAGTATTGCAGTATCAATTATGATAAAGACGCATCTTTAACGTGGACAGGTAATCCAGATATATCTGACAAATACAAAATAAGTGGTTGGTATTTTGCAAAACTACAGAAGGCTGGAAGGCTCTTAGGTTTTGAATTTTATTGTGTTACCCCTTGGTCTGCTACTCGTGACCTCCGTATGCGCCTTGGATGGAAAATGATGACAAGTAAATTCAAAGAGTATGGTTTTGCTCAGATCGTAAATAGTATCAATCCCTTTGACGGTTTTGGCGACAACTAAAATACTTTCAATTTTCAAGGAGAAGCCTAATGGCTCTAATCGTTAAACCTACTGGCCTAGAAAAAATCTGGGCTAGTGGAGGTGTTAAAGAAACACCAGCAGATTCAAAAATTGTGCAGGGCCATGTTGTTGAGCTTCCCGCTTATCAGTACGTCAACTGGTTAGTGAATAAGCAAGATACATTTATTGCTCACGTTAACCAAGTTGGTATTCCAGTTTGGGATGCTGCAACAGAGTACATTGGGGGTAAAAGCTATGTCCAAGGTACAGACGGTGTTATTTACAAAGCCATCTTGACAAACACAAACGTTGTACCTTCAAACCCATTAAACTCTGCAACTTGGGTTAAGGCTTTTGAAGATTTCGGTTCAGTAGCCGCACTAACTGTTACAGTTAACGACTTGTCTACGAGCTACTCTACTCTTGCTGGTATTGCTAACACAGCCGCTGCACGTACCAATCTCTCTGTATATTCGAAAGCAGAAAGTGATGCTCGCTTTGCAGCATTGCTAGGTAACGCTTCAAACACCTTCCTCGTAGCTAATGCCACTAATGATAGTCATGCTATCAACCGTGGGCAACTACTTTCTCTGTTAAACCAAGCAACTGAGGTGCAGGCTGGTATCGCTGCAATTGCAAATCAGAGTGAGAGCGATGTTGGAACTAACGACACTAAAATTCTAACTCCTAAAAAGGCTACAGCTACATTTGTAAAACGTAGCAACAACTTGAGTGATCTTGCTAACGTAGCAACAGCTAGAACTAACTTAGGTGTGTACTCTAAAGCTGAGTGCGATTCTACGTTCTTAGATTCTGCGAGTAACTTAGCAGACTTGACGAACACGGCAACAGCTAGAACAAACCTTGGTTTGGGAAGTATTGCAACAGCTCAAGCTGGCGACTACCTAAGTAAAGCCGGGAACCTAGCTGGACTGACTAACATTCAGACAGCACGTAATAACTTGAACCTCCAAGCGTTGGCTATGTTCAACGTTCTAGGATTAAGTAACACAGGTTCATCTTTGTCACAACTCAACTTCTCAAAGATCAGTGATACATCTGGAATGTTCAGCTTACCTAATGGTTTGGCTGTGCAATGGGTTATTTGTGGTTCTAGTGCTGGTGGTACAGCTTATGCTACGTGGCCAACTCCCTTCGTATCTGTATTAGGTGGATGGGCTTGCGAGCGTAACCCTCAAGGGTGGCAATCAGATTGGACAACTGTTTGGGCTTTTGATCACCCTAACTCTTCGACAACAACAGCTGTAGCCAGAATGCGTCGTGTATTTGGGAATCTTGTAGATGCTCCAGCAGGAATTGCAGGGATTATCTTCGGTATTGGTGTGATTCAAGTATGACGATTCAATCCATCATCCAAGAGATAATCAAGGTTGAGGGAGGCTACGTCAATGATCCAAGTGACTCTGGCGGGGAAACCTGCTGGGGTATCACTGTAGCCACTGCTCGTGCTGCTGGCTATAAAGGGAACATGAAAGACCTTTCCCAACAACAGGCTTACGATATCTATTACAAACAGTATGTTGTTGCTCCGGGGTTTGACAAAGTGCTAACGCTTTCTGAAAAGATTGCTGCTGAACTTGTTGACACAGGAGTGAACATGGGAGTTTCAATCGCTGGTAAGTTCCTACAGCAATCTCTCAACGCTTTGAATGACCAAGCTACACAATACGCTGACCTAGTGGTTGATGGTGGTGTCGGGAAGGCGTCTATTAGCGCGTTACAAGCGTTTTTAGCTAAGAGGGGTGCTGACGGTGAAGGTGTAATGCTTCGTGCCTTAAACGCGCTCCAAGGGGCTAGATACATTTCAATCGCTGAAGCCTCACCGAAGAATGAGCGTTTTCTATATGGGTGGTTTTTAAATCGTGTTAAAATTAAATAGCCCGTATGTTTATGTAATTACTGAAGTTTCGTCTGGAAAGAAGTATATCGGTTGCAGGACGGCAAGGGATGCTTCTCCAACAGACCTCGGAAACACTTATTTCACTTCGTCTAAATATATTAAGTCGAAATGGAAAAGTGATACAGCATCTTTTGTTGTTGACGAAATTATAGTTTGTTCAAGTAAAGAAGCCGCATATTCTTTAGAGGAATCAATGCAAAGAGATGTTGTTGCTCACCAAAATCCTGAGTATCTGAATAAAAACATTAACGGTAAACATTTCAATGTTGCCGGTAGTAAACACAATGTTGGGTTCAGACATTCTGAAGAATCTAAACGTAAAATGTCAATTGCTCACTCAGGTAAGAAGCTTTCGTGTAATCACAAGAGGAAGCTTTCAGAATCAAGGAGAGGTAGGCGCTTTTCTAAAGATCACTGTCAGAAAATCGGGGAAGCTCAAGTTGGGAATAAGAGAGGTGCAAATCTGTACTTATTCCTTTCACCAGATGGGATAGAGTATGAAGTTCTGGGAATTAAGAAATTCCTAAAGGAAAATTCACTTCCAACACTAAATACAACTTCTCGATTTATTAATAAAGGGGTAATTGAAGGTGAGACAAGCAGACACACTCAGTCACTTAATAGTTGGAAAATTGATTGCCTTGGGTTGTATTCAAGGCTCTAGATTTGTATATGGCTGGCTCAAGAACAGGGTTTCCCTATGAAAAAATTAAAAGTTGTATCCAATTGGAAAACCCTGCACAAGAGCTGCACAATAATCCTGAGTGCTCTTGGGTTCTTGATTGGACTTATTGAAGTTGTCCTTCCGCACTTAGGATTGATCCAACCATTCCTTGACCCGGCAACTTATGGGTTCATTATGTTTGGCTTGACAATCGCTATTGCTGTTGGACGCTATGTCCAGCAAGAAAGTGTGAAAGGGGCTAAAGATGCTAGACAGGATTAAAACTATCGGTATTGTTGTGCTGCTTATCTTCACTCTTGT